TAAGTTTGAGCCATTTTTGGCTCATGCCGATGGGTCAATGACACGTTTTTAACTTGACATTACCATCGATTCGTGTATACTAATAATATAAGGAGAATGATTATGTTTAAGTCTGTTATTTCTAGTATTATTGCGGTCAGTGTTCTTGCTACTCCTGTAGTAGCAGAAGCCAAGGGTCGTGGTGAACACCGCACTGAACGCCACGAGCGCAAACGCGGCAATCATATTAATACGGGCGAAGCTATTGCTATCGGTCTAGGCGCATTTATTCTTGGTGCTGCTATTAAAAACAACAATAGCCGCGACGAGGAAGTTGAGCGCGAAGTTTATGACCGCGAGTATCAATATCACTATCGTAACCGTGATGCATATTATCGCCGCGACCGTAACTGCCGTACCACAGAAGTTACTGAATATGACTACTACGGCAATCGATATATTCGCCGTGAGCGCCGTTGTTTCTAAAAGAATCGCTTGACATTTGGTCGCGAATCGACTATAGTAAATTATATGATTGATTGATGAGGTTTTGTGATGTCCCAGTTTGCTGAAAAGTCGATTCTCGCCAAGTTGTTGGCGACAGAAAATATCCATGTAGAACACCAGAAGACAAGTACCGCTTACTTCAATCTGGAGACCCGCACGGTCGTGCTGCCGATCTTCAAAGAGACTTCGGCTGACCTTTATGACCTGCTAATCGGCCATGAAGTCGGTCACGCTCTTGAAACGCCTGCTGACGGCTGGCACTCCAGCATCTCTGAGAAGGGTGTGGGCTTCAAGTCTTTCCTCAACATCATTGAAGATGCTCGTATCGAACGCAAGATGAAGAACCGTTACCCCGGTCTTCGTCGGTCGTTCTACAATGGTTACCAAGAACTCTTCGAAAAGAATTTCTTCGGTGTCGAAGGTATGGATGTCAATAAGCTAAAGTTCATTGACCGCATCAACCTTCACGCCAAGGTCGGTTCGTTTTTGAACGTCAAGTTCTCGGACGAAGAACAAGCGATTGTCAATCGTCTTGACACCCTTGAAACGTGGGAAGATGTGGTTGCTCTCGCCAGCGAACTCTACGAACGTGCCGAAAACTCGACCGAAGAACTTGACTTCGAACAATTCATGAACGCCCTTGGTGATATCATGGAAGATGGTGACGGTGAATTCGACCCGAGTGCGGACTACGTTGAAGTTCCTAATTCGGACAACTCCGATGACAAAGAAAAGCCACAGACGCCTTCTTCTACGGGTCAGAAATCAGAAGACGAAACAGAAGAGCCTAAGTCTTCATCGTCCGATGATACCGAAGAAAAGTCAGAAGAAAAGTCAGAAGAGAAAGAAGGCGGTTCGTCTGATGACAGTGAGTCTGATGATACAGAAGAAAGCCCTGAGCCGACTTCGTTCACCGATGAGAACTTTCGTCGGAATGAAGACAGCCTGCTTGATGCAAACGCCCGTGAGACGTTTTATGCCAAGCTCCCTATTCTGAACCCGGCTGATTTTATTGTCGGTATTAACACCGTTGAAAAGATGTTGAAGTTCTCTGTTGGTGGCGCCGCATACCGAGCAGGCAAGACTGCTGAACAAGTCAAGATGGAACTCTACAAGGAGTTTCTTGCCAAGAACAGCAAGTACCTTAGTTCAATGGCACAGGACTTTGAACGTAAGAAAAAAGCCAAGTCGCTTATGCGCGCCCAGACTTCCAAGACTGGCCGCATCAACATGGACAAAGTGTGGGCTTACAAGATTACAGAAGACCTGTTCTTACAGAACACGGTTGTTCCTAATGGTCAGAACCACGGCATGCTTCTGTACCTTGATATGTCGGGCAGTATGTCTTCCAACATGTCTGGTACCATGGAGCAGCTGGTTCTGCTGGCTTCGTTCTGCCAGAAAGTTCGCATTCCTTTTGAAGTTTACGGCTTCATCACAAACTCTAGCGCACCACAAACGTATTTCGATACAGTGCGCAGCCGCAATAACTTGTCGGACCCAAACAACCTGATGATTTCTGACCCCAGTTTCCGTATGCTCCAGCTGGTGGCTACCGGTGTTTCTGGCGGTAAGTTCAAGACCCAGATGGCAAATCTTTTGGCTCTCGGTAATTCTTACAGCCGCAGTTTTCATGACCTTTATCTAGACGGTACCGCTGCCAATTCTTTTGGTCTTGGCAGCACTCCGCTAGAAGAAGCCATTCTGCTTGGCCGTTACATCGCCGAAGACTTCAAGAACCGCAATCGGGTTGAAGTTCTTTCGTCGGTATTCTTGACCGATGGTGAAGGTGATTGTAACTTTGAAACTGTTGGTCATCACAATGATTATCACCGTAAGAACCTAGCTATTGTTGACTCTAAGACTCGTCGCACATTTTTGCAGCAATATGATGGCAATAGCTATCGCAGCAAGTCTTATTGCAAGGCTCTTTTAGACCTGTATCGTGAGACCACGGGTTCGCGAATGATTAACTTTTACCTAATGGGTTCTTATGACCTCAAGTATTTCTTGGCTCGTTCGCTTCTCTCTGGTGTTGCAAGTGATGCCGCCCGCAAGGCTTTCAAGAAGGAGAGCGCCGCTCTCCTCAAGAACACCAATGGCTTTGATGACCAGTTTCTGATTAAGGCTGGCAGCAGCCTGCAAATCACGGAAGATACTCTGACTGTAGACTCCAACGATAAGAAGGAACTGACCAAGGCTTTCAAGGCCTTTCAAGATAAGAAATCTATCGGTCGTGTGATACTGACCAAGATGGTCGAAGCGGTAGCCTAAAATTACCGCTTGACTTCTCCATCGATTCTGCTATTATAAAATAGTAGACAGAAGAGAGAAAGTGATTCGCTATGAATAATGTTGACACAAAAGGCATTTTGTTCTTGACATTTGGTCGCGAATCGTCTATAGTAAATAATGTGATTGATGATGTTTGTTTGTGAAAAGGTGATTTTATTATGATTAATACCCGTGAAGACATGTTGTCTGCCCTTCGTGCCGTCGATACAAATGGTGGTGTCTTTCGAAAGAAAGATGTTATCGCCGTGTCCAATTCTCTTGGACTCAAGAGCCGAATTGCAGACAAGATTATGGAAGAGGGCGAGAAGATTTCTCGTGGCGTTTACGATTTATCGGCTGCAATGGTTGGCGTGACTGCCAAGCCTGCACCTGCGATATCGCAACCAGTTGCTGAGATTATCTCGAAGCCCGTAGCCAAGACTGTGATGCAGCCTAAACTGGAAGTCATTATTGACAATCTGGTTCCTCGTCTTGATGCGACCTACGTTCCGTTTGGCTTTTACACCGACCTGATTAAGGTCCTCAAGGCAGAAGCCTTCTATCCCACGTTCATCTCTGGTCTGTCCGGTAACGGTAAGACCACGATGGTCGAACAGGCTTGCGCTAAGTTGAAGCGCGAATGTCTCCGTGTCAACATCTCGGTCGAAACCGATGAGGACGACCTGATTGGTGGCAACACCCTTGTCGATGGTAACGTAGTGTACCGCGAAGGTCCTGTTCTGACTGCCATGAAGCGTGGTGCAATTCTTATTCTTGATGAAATCGACCGCGGTTCCAACAAGTTGATGTGCATCCAGGCTATTCTGGAAGGCAAGCCTTACTTCAATAAGAAGACTGGCGAGACTGTTTTCCCCGCTAAGGGCTTCAACGTCATTGCAACGGCTAACACTAAGGGGCGTGGTTCAGACGATGGCAAGTTCATCTCGGCCCAGATTCTTGATGACGCCTTCCTTGAGCGTTTCGCCATCACAGTTGAGCAAGAATACCCATCGGCTAAGGTCGAAAAGAAGATTGTTATGAACAAGATGGAAAAGGCTGGTGCGATTGATGAAGAATTCGCCGACAACCTTGTTACTTGGGCTGAAATCATCCGTAAGACTTTCTACGATGGTGGCATTGACGACCTGATTTCGACTCGCCGTCTTGAACACATTGTTAACGCCTTCGCCATGTTCAAGTCTCGCCAGAAGGCAGTTGAACTTTGCGTAAACCGTTTTGATGGCGATACCAAGTCTGCGTTTCTTGACCTCTACAGTAAGGTTGATGCCAAGATTGACACAGGCCCTACCGATAACGTCAATGAAGACGCATTTTTTGAAGAGACACCGTTCTAAGGAGATAGTATGACAATTAAATATAAGTATAACGAAGGTGACCTGCTTCGGCAGGTCACCGAGTATGTGAACGCCACTTATGGGCAGCACTATTCGCAGAACAAGTACCAAGCTACCGAGTTTATCATTGATGGTGGACACGGTGTAGGCTTCACGGTTGGAAATATCATGAAGTATGCCCAGCGTTATGGCCATAAGGGAACTCCTGAAGACTGGCGTAAGGACCTGATGAAGGTCATTCACTATGCCATCATTGCACTGCATGTCCATGATAAGTCACAACAGCCCAGTCTAGCAGGACTTGACATGGATGTCAACCTAGAAGTAGAAGGTCTTACTTTCACTGGTGTATTACCATCTACGATATCCGGCGGTACGATTTCTGCTACTTTGCCTACCTCTACGCCCGACTGGTCAACTTATAATATGGGCACCAGTTCTCTCTTGACAAC